GTATCGTAGGACTCTGTGGTAAATGTAAGTTTAGTAGTCGCGCCATTAACTAGAGAAGTTGTGCTGTTAATTACTCTCACGTGACTAACGGCCGCTCCTGCAGGCGTAGCCCAACTTGGAACACCTGATGCGACTGTTAGCACCTGAGCAGATGAGCCGATACCTAGACGAGCAGCCGTTGTACCACTTGAAGAATAAATAATGTCGCCCGTTGTAGTGAGCACATTAGCCATACCATCGGCGGCATCAACGGCAAAGAATATAGCCGCGCTAGTGGTGTTAAAGTAAAGGCTGCCAGCATCGTATTGTTTTAAGGCTAGCGTGGCACTTGTGCTAACTGTTGCTGTGCCTGCCGTTACTGTGCAGACTCCCGCACCTACATTTTGTATCTGAACTGAATCACCCGCCGCAAATAAAGCGGTGTTAACTGTAATTGTGGTTGCTCCGGCGGCGTTCATCTGTACTACGGTTCCGGCGTCGGCGGCGACTAATACATAAGAGGTGGTCTTAGCCGTTGTCGAGCCGCCACCCATCGCCGTCTGTTGTAGCGATGTCATTTGTGCGGCCGTGAGGACCTGGCCCGTCGTAAATGTCTGCTTCGACATAAATCACCTGTTCTTTCGTAATTAGTAGGATAGTACAGAAGTATCTAAAATCCCGTATAACGCGGAATTTAAAATGAACGAGTCGATGATCGGTTCTAAAGTAGTGAAGGTAGTTTTCCAGGAATTAGGTGTAACCGTATGCGCTACCCCGAAAATCTGAAAAGTCGCGGTTAAACTACTGCTCCCCGGCTGAGTCGTCGTAATCGTTACCGGATCGAAGTAATCTAAACCGAGAGCGGCCGCGATACCGGCGGCGTAATTCTCCGTATTTAAATCGAGAGTAATAGCGTCACAGCGAACGGAGGTAGCGGCTCGAGAGGCAATATATGCCTGCGCGTAATCGAGCGCGACCGCGTCGGTCTGCATAAGCAAGTTCTGTTGGTTATACGAATGCAGGAAGTAAAGAGCGATCGAAGCCGCGTTAGTCGCCGTCTGAACTGATCCTCCCGAGCGCGTTACCTGCGCGGAGTTATAGACTAAAACATCATTTAAAATCCAGAGAGCGTTACTATATTTTATCCCTGTCCCGTCGTCGTTAAAGACCGTCGGCGTTCCTGCTACGCTCGAAGCGGTTAAGTTTCTGTCCTGGAAAACGAAGGATCCAACGGGGTCAATATACAAAGCGCCATATTCTGAGAGTTCAACGGTCTGCATGGCCGCAAGGCTCGTCCTAGCGGTTCCCGGATCCGCCTGTAATGTTGTCAATCCGGCGTCGATGTCCCGCATGGAACTAGGCCAGCCTATCTGATCCAACAACTGCGTAATTCGAGTTCCCGATAAATCTCCGGCGGTCGCTCCCGTTACCGTAGAAATCTGAGCCATGGAAGCGAGTCTGAAAGCGTCAACCGCCGTGATTGTGGTATAAACGACCTCGACGGCGTTTAGAGGAGTCGTCGTAGAATACCCCGTAATATATCCTGAAAACATGGGATAAGTCCCTACCGACGAAGTTCCGGAGATAGTTACTTTTCTCATCGGATCTAGTAGGCCGTAATACGGTCCCGATGTGTTCATTGGATTGAAGTCACCGTTTTGGTCGACGATTCTCAGAGTAAGAGTCCCCGTCTGAAACTGATCGGACTGCGCGTTTCTACCTCTAGAGATTTCGACTCTATCGACCTGAGAGGATACATCGACGATTACGGCGGTCGCGTCGGCGAGGATATTAGTATCGAGTAATCCCTGGTCTAGAATCATCGCCTGAGCAAAGGCGGGACCGGTCGAGAAGTTTATTACGGCGTTTAGCGTCGGTGCGGTCATATAATCTGGCCGGCGTAAGTAAGGTTATTTCCGTATCGACCTTGATTCTGGATTACGGTCTGAACCGCCTGCGCGAACTCTTCCGTCGAGGTCGTAGTTATAGGCGCGTTAAAGTTTAATACTATATCTCCCGGCCTCAGGCTATCGTCCCTGTTAGAAACTGTTGAGGCGGTTCCGTTAGCGTCGAAACCGTATTGCGACCAGTCTACTCCGGCAAACATTCCGGTCGGATCTTCGAACCCTACCGTGCTTCCTAGTCCGGGCATGGCCGCTAAAGCCGCTAAAGAAGCGTTGAACTCTTCTAACCATTTCGCGTAGGCGGCCGCGTCTGCGGCGGCGACATCGGCGGCGGCGTCTGCAATTATTTCTGGGATAGTCGGGTTATCTTTATCGTCTTTACTCGATCCGATACCGGGAAAACCAGGTAAAGGAACGAAAGGCGTATCCGGTTTTAACCCCGGAGGTATCGGAACGACCGGAGGTATCGGAACGACCGGAGGAACGACCGGAGGGATTACCGGAGGAACTAATTCCGGCGCTATTCCCTTAGGTAAAGGTTTCGCTAAAGTCGCCAGATATTTATCGAGCGCCGCCTGTTTTATAGTATCCGCCGCCGTCTGCGCCGCGCTTATCGCCGCGATAGAGGCGAGGCGCTGAATTAGTAACTCCTGATCCTGTAACTTCTGCGAATAGGTACTAAGAGCCGCTAGGCCTCCCGCGTATTTTATAGCGTCGTTATATCGAGTCCAGGCCGCTTGCTGTGCCGCCGATTTTTCGGCGTCGCTCATCTTCGATTTAGAAATAGCGTCTAACTCCGCGAGAAGAGTCGTATTTATCGCGCTTAACTGTTTTTCTGAAATTGTAGTAATTCCGGAGAGTTTCGCCATATCTGAGTTTTTCTGCCAGTCGGCTAGTTCTTTCATTTTAGCGAGAACGAGATCCGCGTCCCCTAACTGAATAGCCTGTAAAAGTTCTAGACGAAGGCGAGTATCTTTATCGACGGACATTTTTAAGGCGGCGGCGATTCCGATTCGTTCTAAATCGAATAAAGCGTCGCCTTTAGAAAGGGCTTTTTTATCCGCCGCCGCTTTTTTATCTAGCGCCGCTTTAGCGGCCGCCGCTCTTTTATCCGCGTCTAATTTTTTCTTAGCGGCCGCCGCCGCTTCTTTTTCGTATTTCGTTCCGTAGGCACCTCCGTATTGCTGAGGTCCCATAGCGTTATTAAGTTTTTCTATCTTTTTATAAGTATCGAGAAACTTTTTTAAAGAATCGAAATCACCGGTCGCGAGTTCTAGTAAAGAAGGAAGCGCCGCGATTAACTGTAACTCTCTTCCTAAATAGACGATAAAATCCTCGGTTCTTTTAGCAAGTTTATCTATATCGGAAATCGCGCCTTCGAAGGTTCCTGCGCTACTCGCTTCCGTTAAAGCCTGAACTAATCCTTTTCCTATCGTTTCGCTAGCGTTCGCGGCGGCAACATTTAATCGATCCATAGAACCGGAGTAAGAATTAGCCGCCGTTAAAGCGGCTCCTTTAGAAACTTTCGCTATCTGCGCGAGGATATCTTCGAAACTCATCGCGGCTATTTCGGCTTTATTTAATCCTATTCCGTATTTAAGAAGGCCTCTAGTATTTCCTGCGTAGGCCTTCGCTAAATCGGCGGCGGTAGTAGTCACGCTTTCCTGAGAGAACGCCGCTAGATCTAAGGCCGTTTTAAGAAGATCCTGCGACTTTAGATAATCTCCGGTCGTCGTAAGTAACTTCTGGTAAGCCGGCCGCAGGTAATCATCTAAAACCCCAAATTGCTGTTCTAGCGCCGCTATAAAATCTTTAACGCGGTTATCCGCGAAATGTAATCCTAGATTATCCAGGGACTTAGAAAGAATCCGAGCCGCTTTATCGTCTGCGGCGAAGGCCTTAACCGAGGCTTTCGCGTAACGAGTTATCGCCGCAGTTCCTAAGGCTATTCCTAAACTTCCGGCTAATTTAACCGCCGTCTTAGTAAATTTAGTTAAACCTTTTTCCGCTTTTCCTAAGGCTTTTAAATCGGCTTCGGCTATAAACTTAATCGCTATCATTATTTATTACCTCCGAAGGCTTGAATTGAGTCGAGTCGGCCCTGCGTAATATATTCGGCGCGCTTCATACCCTCAATTATAGACCGAACGAATCGGCCGTTATCGGCTTCGACCGCTCGAAAGATTAAACGGCCTTCCTTCTTACCTCTTATCTGTCGCTGATTATCCTGCTTATCTATCTCGTCGATAAACCAGGCTCCCGCTTTAGGGTTAAGGCTGTGAGATACTTTACGATTACCCGGAGCGGCCGTAGGGCCTTCCCAGGGCAGTCCCTCGGGGTTAACTCTTCCCGCTAGTTCGTAAATCGCTCCGGCCGCCGATTTATTTCGTAACTCGTAAAGGGATCTAAAGCCTCGCGAGTTAGTCTTAGAAAACCCCGTATCGTATTTTATACCGCTTTTAACTTCTCCGGCCTGATAAAGCGGAAAGGTTCGCGAAGAAAACGCCGAAGTCTGAGCCGTAATTTTTAGGCCTTTAGTAGTAATAGCCCAGCCGTGGAGATTACGCGGAAGGCTACTAGGAACGAAACCGCGCGCGGCGGTTACCATATATTTTAAACGATTTCGCGCGTCTTTATCTATCTCCCTTTTTAAATCCGGAGCGAACTTAGCGAGGACGCGGCGGGTTTCTCTAAGACCTTTTACCTCGACGGGCACGGCGTACTCCTTCCGCTCTCTCTTTTAATACCTGTAAAACTGCGGCGAGCATTCGAGAATCCCAGTCGAGAATCTCGTTAGGAGAAATGTGAAGTTCCACCGCTAGTGAGGCCACTAGATAGGTGAAAGATTCACGATCTATCCTTTTGGGTCTTCGTCGTCTATTACCTCGACGGATTCTAATTCGCGGAGGAACTCATCGCCGAAAAGAGGAATCGTAATCGCGGCGCGACGCATGCATTCCCAGGCCAACCAGTAGATATCTCCCTGCCGTTCCTGATCCCGAAATTGCTTATGAATACCGCATTTGAATTGTTGTTCGAACGAGTATTCGATAGCCGGAGTTATTTTTAAAGTAACGGCCTCCCCAGAGGCCCTAGTGATTTTGAGGCTTGCCATTTTTTTATCTCCTTAGAATACGACGGTAGTAGAAACGGTTACGGCAGTATTAACCGTAAAGGAAAGGCTAGAAGCGGCTTCGTCTGCGACTCCGCCGTTGCCTACTGGTGTTAAATTGTTTACCAGAATCGAAAACTGGTAAGTCGGATTGGTAGCCGATACAGTCGCCGGAGCGTTTCCGGTTCCCGTAATCATGGAAACCGCTAAAGTCGTTCCGATAGCGGCGTTTAGAGTAGTCATAACCTGAGAAGCGGCCCAGTCGTTAAAGAAGTCGAGCGTGAGCGTAGCCGCTTGCAATCCGGCGGCAAATTTATGTGCGGTATCACCCATTGCGGTGACTTCTAATTCGTCGAAAGTTTGTGTTAAAGTTACTGCGCTTACATAGGAACTAATGTCGATACTTGGAACCGTAGGAGCGGCCGCAGTAGCGAGTTTAACTCCTACTTTATTGTTAAGATAAATTGCCATTATTTTTCCTCATCTTTTTCGTTAGGAGCGGGTGTCGCTTTTTCTGCGGTTTTACCTTCTTTTATCTGGCCTGTCTTAATTAGAAAAGCCAAATCTTCTTCGTTAGTAGCCATTTTTTAACTCCAGTTCACTAGGACGGTTATATTTATATCGGAAGTTAATAAAGCACCCGAGGCTACATCTAAAACTGCCGGAGCGGATACAGTACCAACATTAAAGACGAGAGAAGAGTTAGCGAGAAGATTAAAAACGGCGCAAATCGTATCCTCTATCCCCGCAAGGTTGCCCTGATTATCTAGCATGGGAACCGTTAAAATAATTTTGAACGAGGCTTCCGCCGATAGCGAGTTCTGCGAATTATTAGTCGGCGTTAAATATGGATCCGACGGAGCGACTATAACCGAGTTTGCGATAATCGTCGGTGGCGGAAAACTAAAGGTAGACCAGACTCCAGGATTATTTAATATCGCGGCTACTGTCGATCTTAGGGTCGTTATCGGTACGGTCATTTTATCCCACCATTGCAGAAGGCGAGGCGTACGGAGCAAGCAAGCCTCGGATTTTGCCCATTAAATTATTACCCATGCGGTAAGGATTCGCGCTTAATCCGTCGACCGAAACTCCACCGGTCTGCGAAACTTGTCGAGCCTGCCAAACATCAACGGCCAACATCATCGAGGCTTCTCTTACCGCCGGAGTATTTACATAAGTATCGGTTTTAAAATCCGCGCCGGTCATATTTCCGTAAGGAAGAATTAAATGCTGAGTTTCGTTGCTTGCGGTAATCGCGAACTGTAAAAAAGAATACCCGCGCGGATAATTATAAGGAAACCCCATAAAAAGATTATTACTCGTAAGGGTATAAGGCCCCGTCCCTGTAATTACCCGCGTCCCGTTATAAGTAGAACCGCAGGCGGCGATCGTCACCGTCTGGCCTAGTACGAAGATTCCGGGAGAAGCGACGACTAGGGTCGCGACATTACTCGTTAGCCCGGTCGATACTACGGGAACGCGGTTAAACCATAAATACTGATTAACTAAATCCTGAGCGGTCTGGCAAACCTCTTCGACGGTAGCGGAAGAATAAAGCGTGCCGATTCCAAGGTTTGCCCTTAATTCCGCTTCGGTTACATAACTCGCAGGCACGATTTTCCTTTCTTTTTAAAGGCTCCCAGGGCTAGGGCCTCCTAACCCTGGGAGCGGCTTAGTTTCCTACTAGGTTAAATTGAAGCGGCGAACGCCTGCTCCGACATTAGCCATAAAAGCCATATATCCATAAAGCGCCACTTGAACCTGAAGGTTAGCGACGACATTTACGGACATATAAGCGGTAGGAGATTCGAAAACGGAAATCGCTTCGGGAACGATAACGAAGGCGCTTTCGTCGATAGTAGTCGAAACTACATTTCGCGATACATAAAGATCTAATCCAAGAACATTTCCCCGGACAGAAGTAGGGGCGACATTTCCGCCGCTATTCATAGGGTTAGAGGCTGAGTAAATTGGTCGGTCTGTTGTATCCAACGCGCCTAATAGCAGACCCCATTGTGAGGAACCGGCTAGATAATTCTTAGCGAAATAAGAAGTCGCTAAATACGCGGCAGGCGCGGATTCTTTAATAAACGCGACTATTCCGTTACTCGTAGCCGCCTGTGCGCTGGCCTGAGTTCCCTGAGCCGTTAGAAATGCGATTAAAGCGGTTTCGGTTACTTTATTATAATTATTTTGCAATTCTGTAGTAACTGCGTCGAAGAAGCCGGGATCCGACCGCTCTAACAATTCTATTGAAATGGTTTGCATTCCTGAGTACTTACTTACCGTCGATGTAAGATATTCGGAAACCGCGTCGGTATTAGAAACCGCGCCGCCTTCGGCTTCTACTGTAACCGTTGGATAAGTGGTGAATTTTGGACGGTTAATTGTCATTCCAGAGGCCGGAAGAGTCTGCTTATTTACGCACTCCATAGCAGGACGACCGAAATTGCCCTGTGTCGAAACGATATCGCGAAGATATTGCGTAGGCGTAAATCCGAGGCCGGCGGAAGAAAAATCATCGGCGGCAGTTATCCAGAGTTTAGATTCTTCGTTACCCTGCGCGGCTAAGATTTTATGGCGTAGTAATGATCCGGACGATGTAATTCCGTGCCGTACGCGCTGAGAATCTAGCGCGTTATAAGGAACGGCGGTAGTAAGGCGAGCGGCTTCGACTACTGGAGCCGGAACCACCTCGGGTGTTACGGCCTCGGGAGTAGTTTCCACGGGAGCCTCGCTTTCTGTTTCGGTTGATGGGTTTTCTGCGTTTTCCGTTTCGCTTTCGCTAGCGGCAACTTTAGTTACAATCGCGTTTTCAAACGCGGGTGATTCCACTAAACTGACCTCGACTAATTTAGCGGCGGTTACTAATAGATAACCGTCTTTAGGTAGAGAGGCCTCGACTTCTACGCCAACTGAGAGGCCGGAAATTAAATCTTCGGCCGCTAGAGTTAAATAGTCCGTTCCTTTACTGCTATTAGATATTTTAAAAGTTCCGTAAAGAAAATCGCCTTCGCTAGTAAAAGATTGAGCGCGGCCTATCGGATTATTTGGCTCGTGTTGCGCAAGCAACTTAACCTTAGCCGCAGACGGAATCGAAATAGAACCGCGTTCAAATATAACGGGTCCGACTGAAGTCTGCCCGGTCGCTCCGTATTCCATAATTTTTCCTGCGATTATTCGGCGTTCTGAATCCGCCGCCTGTATAGGGGTACTAAAAGTTAATTTCATGTCTGATCTCCGTTCGGGGTTAGGTCTTCCATTTCCATAGCCTGATCTAAAGTAATTAAACCGAGAGTAAGCATTTTTTCTATCGTAGCGAGTCGAGTCGTAGCGTCTGCGCGTAAAAAAGTTTCATCGGTTTCGAAACGAACATAATTTCCCTGCGCGGTTATATCGTTCATAGATAGACGGTCTTCAATTGCGCAGACATAAGGCGCGAGAGTATAAGCGTAGAACTCTTTACGCGCGTCTAATATATTTTGATATGTCATCGATTTATTTTGGTCACTGCTGGCCATGTACGCAGGAACATTCATTAAACGGCATATCTGAGTTGATAAAGTCTGAATCGCGTCGTCGTACATCATGTCTTTAGGAGAAAAAGAAGTAACGGAATAATCAAGCGTTGAAGTCAAATACGCGGTTCCGCGATTCTGTCGCGCGGATTTCCAGGCGGATAATAATCCCGCTATCTGCGACTCGGGAAGATCGGCACCAGAGTTTTTAATATATCCCGAAGGTATCGGAGTCGCGGCCGCTATACTCGCCGCGCGTTCTAAATCTAAAGCCGCGCGGATAGTTCGCGCTCCGGTTGTAAGCACAGCCGGGTTAAGGCTTTGGAATGTAATTAAACTTCCGACACCGGACATCGGCCGTTTTTCGTTATTAACCATGTAATAATCGACCTCGGTGTTATAAGTATTTAATTTAGCCGTAACTCTTTCGTTCTGTACCCAGGCGAAGCGAGCGGGACGGCCGTCATCTTTATAGACCTCGGTTATTTCCCAATATGCGACCTGACTAAATAATAAACTCTGAACGGTATAAGCCATTGTCACCGAACGAGGTTGTCTAATATCCGGCTGCTCTAACCAGACGGGAGAACCTAATTCTTCTCCCGTAGATTTTTTAAATAATTTAAGAGGAATCCCGCCGATTACGCCGCAAATTAAATTACGACACTTAGCGACTGTCGGAACCTGCATAGCGGAAACTAAATCGATAGCTACATCGCCTAAACCGAGGCCGTTATTATTCCAGTACGAAACGCCGTAAGGCGCGTCCATAATCGCGGGAGCGTACTGATTTTCTAGCGTCGTCGGATTATCTTTAACTAACCGAAGCGCAGAAAATAGTCCCATAGCCGAAGAATAGTACGAAAACGGACATTTCGGGCATTATTCTTTTCGGCGAGTCTAACCTGCGTAAATCCTCGCGACGGAAGCAGGAAGATTCATCTGGTTAACAATCATCGCTAGCGAGATTGGCGCGGAGATATCTCCCGCGCTCTGTCTTCGAATAATTCTCCAAGAGGCTTCGTTTGTTTTAGCGGCACAAGCGTTCATCTGAGTAACGAGGTTTAAATCTCCGTTATGTATCAAACGACCGGAAACCATAGCGTCGAGAAGATCCATAGACGCCTGATAAAACTGTTGTCCGGAAACATCGACCATTTTAACGCCGGAAACCTCTAAGCGGCTCGCGATCGTCTGCGTAGCGTAATGATCGAACATCACGGCGCGCGGAAGATATAAATCGCAGTGGCCTTTTATATCCGCCGCGATTTTTAACTCGTCGAGAGAAACGGAAGAAGTCCAGGAGTCGAGAATCTTTACGGCGATTTTTTCTCCGTCCGGGGTCATCTGTCCGACTACAAGCGAGGCCGTTCTTCGCGACTGCGCTACATCGAAGGCGAAGAAAGTAGACGGCCCGGGTCCGATAACGAGAGAAGGATCTCCGAGATCTTCGAAAACTCCGATAGGCCAAGGCGAGGAAAGAGAACTTATCCACTGGCAGAGGGTTTCGGTTCTGAAGACTTCCGGCGTATCCGTCGAAAGCGCCTCTTCGATAGCCGCTTCCGTAACTGTGTAGCCTAATGCCGGATTGGACATTGCCCAGGCTTCGCGATCCGTTAATTTAGCGTGCTGAGGAGCCGAATACTCGTACCAGCCTAAAGACTTAGCCGGATAAGATAAAGCGCGATCTCTAAGATCGTTAAGGACGGTACTAAAGGCGTCACCGGCATTAGATACGAGTATCGTCTGCGAGTTCGCGCGCGCGCGAGTCGTAGGCTTCGCGGCGGCCCATGCTTCTTCGCTGATTTCGCGCAATTCGTCAATAAATAGCAAGTCGGCAGATTTTCCTCTAGAGCCGTCTCTAGTCGCGGCTACTATCTCGTAGCGAGCGCCGTTCAGTAACTCGACACATTCGTTACCTGAACCGAACTTACCGACCGTCCCTCTATTAAGTAGAACCTGCGACCTGAGAAACTCGTTCCGCTCGATTATAGATACGACCCGTCGAAAGGTATCTAAAGCCATCGACCGATTAGAGGACATCGCTACAACGGACATTTCGCCTAAGACGAATAAGCCGAAAAGAATCCGAAGCGCCGCGAGGTAAGTCTTACCCTGTTGCCTGCTTACTAAAATCCCTACGGTCTTCCGAATAAACATTCCCTCGTCGTCGACGGTCAGAAAATCAGAAGCGACGTGATTCTGCCAGGGAAGAAGGGGGGTTCCTACTTTTTCCGCAAAGGCCGCGAACTCCTCGCCGTAACTTTCACCCTTTAGCGGAGGACTAGAGATTCTAGGTTTCGTTCTTCCGATTAACGGCTTCTTTTTTTTAGTCCCCATCTCGATCGGTATCGGTTCGGTCAGGTTTTCTACTGATTCGGAACGAATCGGCTTGATGTCCGATTTGTCCGGATTGTCTTTTATGTCTTTTACGCGTAGATTATCGGGAAAGACAGAGGGGAGGCGCAGAAGAAGCGCAACGAGCGCATGATCGAA